AGTTGATCCTAGTATACCAGTATACATGAGGGCTACAGGTAACCCAGGTAATGTTGGATCACAATGGGTTAAAGAGATGTTTGTGGATCCTATAGATCCAAATACAGCTTTTAACATAGAGATTTCTACACCCACAGGTATAAAATATATAACAAGAAAATTTATACCAGCTAAGTTACAAGACAATCCGTACCTTATGCAAACTGATGATTACTATGCAATGTTATCATCACTACCAGAAGTACAAAGAAAACAATTTTTAAATGGAGACTGGGATGCATTTTCTAATGCAGCATTCTCAGAATTTGATAGGGACACACATGTTGTTGAACCTTTTGAAATACCTAAAGGCTGGCAGCGATTTCGTGCTGCTGACTGGGGTTATAGTTCTCCTGCTTGTTGCTTATGGTTTGCTATTGACTACGATAATAATCTATGGATTTATAGAGAATTATATACTCAAAAGATTACAGCAGATGTATTCGCAAGAAAAGTCTTAACCTTAGAACACGGAGAATATATACGTTACGGGGTCTTAGACGCTAGTACATGGGCAAAGAGAGGAGATATAGGTCCAAGCATAGCAGAGACTATGATTCAAGCTGGATGCCGTTGGAGACCTTCTGATAGAACTCCAAAGAGTAGAATTAGTGGAAAGCTAGAAATACATAAAAGATTAAAGATAGTAAACGAAAAAACTAATGAACCAGGTATTCGTATATTTTCTAATTGTAGAAATTTGTTAAGAACATTTCCTACACTACCATTAGATGATAGTAATCCTGAAGATATTAATACACACGTAGAAGATCACGCATATGATGCATTAAGATACGGATGTATGAGTAGACCGATGCATACTAGTTATGCTAATAAAGTATTTGGTAATAATAGATCAACAACTAATTTTATTCCCTCAGATAAAATATTTGGATATTAACAACAGGGAGTAAATGAAAAAAAGAAAGTTACCTATTATAAATAAAAAGAATTTTCCTTATGAACTAGCAATGGTCTATTGGGAAGATATCGTTGGAGATGCAGGATGGGCTGAAATTCCAGATATCAAAAATTCTAACACAGCAGTATGTTGTAGTCTAGGATATGTAGTATTAAACAACGATAAGAAGATTGTCATTATGTCAGATTTTATATTTGAAGATAATGGTAAAATAAAAACAGGTGGTGGTTACACTACCATCCCAACACAAAACGTTTTAAAAATAAAAAAAATAAAAACATAGGAACAACATGGAAACTAAATTTGACCCAAAAGCTAAAGTTAAGCAAGGTGATCTAGGTTCAGCTCCTGATGGAAAGCAACCGAATCAACAACCAGGTAATTTAAAAATTACTTATGGTAAAGAAGAACGTGCTATGGAAACTCAGGATGGTAAACTTGACTACTACGGACCAAAGAAATTTAAAAGCCAATTAGATGCTAACTTTAATAAGTTGGCTGACGAGAGGGATTATTAATGACTGAATGGATTAAGAAAAAAACAAAAAAAGGAGATGAGAAATCTTCTGATTGGATTACTAAAAAAGAAAAGAAAACTAATTGGATTACTAAAAAAGATAAAAAGAAAGATAGTTGGATTACTAAAAAGAAAAGTAATAAATTTTATGGATATACTAATCCACATAAATAAAAAAGGAGAATAACATGGACATAAATAAAAGATACAAACATGGAGAACTTTCTGCAGATGTTGCTAAATCTAAAAATGACAGATTAGAAATTAACCCTAACCAAAAAATTAAACAGGGTGATTTAGGATCTGGTTCAGAAAAAGCAGCTAAGAAAAGCAAAGTTGATCCTTCTATCTTTAGAATGGCTGAAGAAAGAAATTACTAGTCATGGCACTTACTGATAGATCTAAAAGAAAGATTGCTAATGAACATCCTAAATTTGCTGATTTAGCTGAAACTTTTAAGAAGCATAAAGATGAAGTAGTTGAAAAAGTAAAGATGGCAGATATATCTCAAAGAGATATTGATGCATCTAAGCTAAAATCTTATAGCAAAGTTGATTTAGAAAATGCTAAAATGATGAGTGGTAATGATTCTTTAACAAAAGAAGAATTATCTAAATTAAAAAAAGCACTTAAAGAGAAAAAAACTTCTACACTAGAAACAACAGGTAGATTCAAAAAGGATTAAATGGATAACGACCAAAAGGATAATTACGATCCATTCGTTGGATACGTAAGAGAGAAGTTTCAACAAGCAGAAACATCTAGACTTCATGATGAAAAAAGATGGTTACATGCTTACAGAAATTATAGAGGACTATATGGTCCTGAAATGGCTTTTCGTGATAGTGAGAAATCTAAAGTATTTGTTAAAGTAACAAAGACTAAAGTACTTGCTGCATTTGGTCAAATCATTGAAGTATTATTTTCAAGTGGTAAGTTTCCAATTGGTGTACGACCTACATCAATGCCAGAAGGTGCACCAGAGTATGCACATTTAAACACACAGAAACAACAAGGTACACAAGAACCAAAACAAGAAAGCCCATATGGTTTTCCAGGTGATGGTGGTGGATTACCCGCTGGTGCTACAGCAGAATCTTTAATGAAAGATTTAGCACAGCAATATCAGAATTTAGGGTTTGAAGAAGGAGATGCTCCTGATTTAAAAACTCAACCACAAATAGAGCCAGCTGCAATGGCAGCAGCTAAAATGCAAAAAGTAATTCATGATCAGTTAGAAGAAACTGATGCAATCTCTGTAATGAGACATGTATTTTTTGAAATGGCTTTATTAGGAACAGGAATTTTAAAAGGTCCATTTACAAATGTAAAAACTCAATATAAGTTTTCTAGAGATGAGGAAACTGGGGCATCAGCAATGATGGAAATTGGTAAAGATGTACCAGGTATTGAAGCAGTATCATGTTGGGATTTTTACCCAGATCCTAATGCAACAAGTATGAATGATGCTGAATATGTAATTCAAAGACATTCATTTAACAGAGAACAATTTGCAGAACTTTCAAAGAAACCTTTGTTTAATGCAGAGAAGATTAGAGAATGTTTAGAGATGGGACCTAACTATCAAACAAGAGGATATGAATCTTCTTTATACGATAGAGAAAATGTTGCAACGTTATATAAAAACAGATTTGAAGTATTAGAATATTGGGGTACAATAAGTAAACAGCTAGCAGATGAATTAGATTTTGAATATGATGATGAGCTAGATGTTGTATCAGTTAATGTTTGGATATGTGGTGGTAAAGTTTTAAGAGTAGTAGAAAATCCTTTCTCACCAAAAAGAATACCTTATATGGTTTGTCCATATGAGTTAAATCCTTATCAATTCTTTGGTGTAGGTATACCAGAGAATATGCAAGATTCACAACAAGTTATGAATGGTCATGCAAGAATGGCAATTGATAACTTAGCACTATCAGGTAATTTAGTATTTGATGTAGATGAAACTATGTTAGTACCAGGTCAAGATATGAAAGTATTTCCTGGTAAAATATTTAGAAGACAAAGTGGACAACCAGGAGCAGCAATTCATGGTGTTAAGTTTCCAAATACTTCTAATGAAAACTTAATGATGTTTGATAGATTTAGACAGTTAGCTGATGAAGCAACTGGTATTCCATCATACTCACATG